GTGGGGTCATAATTGACCCCAGTCGGCGGCATAGAACCTTCCTCGTTCACGTTCCCGATCGCATGGAAGTAGGGGTTCGTGCCGGCGACCGCTGGATCAACCGCCGTAGCGACCGTACCAGCGAAGCCACGCTGCACAGTCAGGCCCGTATCGACAGTCGGATCGACCGTCACGAGCATCAGCTCGTTCGTACCTTCCACGCGAAGCACGTGCCCCGCGCGGAAGTTGAACGCGCCGCTCGTGACGACCACAGCCGTAGCGACGTTCGTGAGAGCTACGCTAACGGCGAGCCGCTGGCTAGGAAGTGCCTTCTCCCACCAAGCGAACTCCGGATCGTCCGTGCTGTCGCTCGACATCGCGTTCGTCAGCGCAGTCAGCGGGGCTGTGCCATTCGGATACAGCCGGAGAATGAGTTCCCGGTAATTCTTCGGCCGGGCATCAGTGACAAACTGATTACTGTCGCGCAGTCCCTGGATAGGCATTGCCAGTCCTCCTCACGGTTTCTACTCCTTTCCAACCGCTTCAGCGATATCAGTCCGGCCGCTCGGGAGGAATACTCTCCCCGCCAGGGCTCTCGCCCCCGTGGACTGCCTACCAACTCTCAGCGCAACAAATCAAGCATCTCTTCCTGTTCAGTCATCTGATGAGAGGCCTGTGGCCTACTCATAGTCGGCATCATGACCGGCGCAGCCGGTGGAGCAGCTGCCCCGTTTCCAGGCATTGGCCGGCCAAAAGTCTGATAAACCACCCGAGCAATCGCATCACGCGTCTGCGCGTTCCAGCCCGCTCCAGGGTTCTGCTGTGCCCAGCCAGACGCTATCTGGTAAATCAGCGGCCGCAGTTCCGGCTTGTCCAGATCCTTGTAAACCGAGTAGAAATCCTTCCCGACCTCCTGCTGCCCGAGATGCTCCATCATTACCTGGCGAGCTAGTGCCGGGATCACCTGTGCAAGCTCTTTCTGCATCAGCCCATGCACAGAGCGGCTGACCGCTGTCATGACGTTGGAGAGGGCCATTTTTCGATGCCCTGGGTCCTCTGAAGCCATCAGCTGCACAAGCTGGTCCGGTATTTCATACTGGTATGCGGGAACCGGGTCGATCGGCTGCTGCCCGCCCGGCTGTCCGGGTTGCGCCGGCTGCTGCGCCGGCTGCCGCATCTGCTGTAGCTCCCGCGTGACCATCCCAAGCTGTTGCTTCAGCGTCTCCAATTCGTTAGGTGGAGGTACCGTAGGCTGCCCAGCAGGAGGAGTCGCAGCCTCTGGCTGTGGAGGAGCAGCCTGCGGCTGGGCCGGTGGAGGTTGCGGGGGAGCTTCCTCGACCGGCCCAAACGGATCGTAGCCAAGAACCGCTATCACCTCATTCGGAACGCCCATCTGCTCCTGGCGAGACGGCGTCCCACCAGGAGCAGTTCCACCACCAGGGGCGCCTGATGGCGGCGGGCTCGTCGATGGTGCGGCTGCCGGAGCCTGTGAAGGCGAGCTGGGAGCCGGCGCTGGCGACGAGGGGGCTGGCGTGCTGCTAGGCGCGCCTTGTCCGGTGCCACTCATTCTTTTTCTTCCTTCTTCTCAGTCTGAGCTTGCATGATGAGGGTTTCCAACACGAAAAAGGTGGACTTCACACTCAGTTGAAGATCCTTCCCCTTCGCCACGCCTTCCGGCGTGTTCAGGTCGAGCCGCGTAAACTGGCCCGTCGCGTTCACCGCTTGGCCTGCAAGATCCTTACAAGCCCGCAGAAAGAGGTCAGAGAACAGCATCCGCCCAAGGGCGAGCTTTTCTCGCTCTTCAAGCGGCTCTGAGGGCGCGTTTTCAACTGCGGCAAGAAACTCTTCCAAATTCATGACACATCCTAACTCCGCTGGTCCGTCATGTCAACAACCTTCAGCCCGCACCCGGAGGTGCCCCACCATTCATCTTCGGCGGCGGCAGTCCAGTCGGCTGACCGCCTTGCGGCGCCGCGCCATTCATCCGCTGAGCCGCCTGGCCGGCCGGTACCATGTTCCCGGCCTGTGCCTGAGCGAGCACCTGCTGATCCGGAGTCATCTGAATTTTGAAATCCTCGATGTTGCGGGCACCGCCCAGTTCAGCCGTGTACTCGAACACCTTGATGATGTCGAATGTCGCACTCAGCTGCGGGCTCTGTGCGATCCCAAGGAATATCTGCTTCCAGACATCCAACAGGGCGGCCCGGTCAATCGGGAGCGTTCCATCGGAAACAGGGAATTGAAAATCTCCTGCGACCATGTCCGGGAGGAGCTTCTGGCCCTGTGTAAGCAGCATAGCGTCCTCACCGAGCACCTGCTGCACGAACTCAGTATCCATATATTGCTGCTGGTTGATCACCATCTGCTCTGCAATATCGACAAGCGACTGAGCCGAAATGAGCTTCGCCATCGAAGCGAGCCGGCTAGCACCTGCCTCAGCGGATGTACGGACTTCAGTTGCGGTTTTGCGCCCTCCAGCTTCCTGCAGGCCCATCACGTTATCCGTCGCCCCGCTCAGATACTGCGCCATCCGCACGAACGCCTCAGAGTCTTTAAGGTGCCCGCCAGTCACGTCGGCAACTGCGAGCTGCATCATTGCCTCTCGCACGTCGGTGCCCCAGGCGGCCCTTTTCAAGCGAATGAGCTTGCCAGGCTCTGGGTTCTTCGCGTCCTGCATCTCGACCCGCAACGGGTCGATCAGGAACATGTTATTTAGCGCGCTTCGGACATTAAAGATGTGCGAGTTTACAAGCCACGACATGATATCTTGGATCGGACCCATGTAGTCCGTCATACCACAGTGGCCGAACCCGTAACCGAGCGTGAGCGGCTCCGTCACCGAAACAGGGTGCATATCATGATCCGCCTCGAGCGGCTCGGCCCGGACAATCTGGCTCCTGTTCAGAATTGTGAAGATGAACTTGACTGGATACTGCTCTGCACCGAGCCCCAGCTCTGCCGGGATGAGCGTTACAGTCCCTTCATCCACCTGATAGTACGACGAAACGCCCCGGCCCTCATCATTCCCCTGCTGCCCAGGATTAGCCTGCCCGCTAGCCATCAAGCTCCGTGCAGACTCTTCCCCGCCGGTAATCCACCTTGAACTAGGCAGCTTCGAATTAGCCGCCTCGACCCACTTCAGTATCCCCATTCCCTCCATTCGCTTCAGAATGTGCTTTCCCTCGTAACAGCGCCAGAAAACAAATTCCCCCCGCTTGTTCACCTCTGTCATCGGTACACGAGGGTCCGGGAAGAACATGAACGGGTCCTGTGCTTCCACGAGGTTCCCTGCGTAAACCACAGTCGGCTTACGCTTCGGCATGATCGCTCCCTGGCTCGCCATACCGACCATAGTGCCGCTAGGAAGAGCTTCGCGAAACGTCCTCAGAGCAACGTCCCGCACCCACCGGCTCCTCATCACGCCGAGCCCGTAAGCTAGGGCGTCTGAGGTATGCTGGTAGATCCACTTGATCATCCGAGTCTTGTCAACGTTGTACTGAGTCAACGTCTCGAGCCGCTGAGCCGCCTCGATGTTCTCCTTTTTATAGCTGCTGATTTGAAAGAGCGGCTTCCGTCCGCAGAAAACCTGTGTGAGATATGTAACGAACGTCTGGTGCGTCGCGAAGCTGTAAGGGATGACCATCGCAGTTGCCTGCGGGGCCTTCCCTTTGTTATTCATCTCCTTCAGGATCTTCTCATAATCCGGCAGGGTAATATAGCCCTGGAGCTTCATCTCATTCACGCGCCAGCGCGCGTAGAAATCACTCATCTTCCTTTCCGAAAGATCCAGCCGGCGATCCAGATACTCAATGACTTTCTGGTGCAGCTCTGAATGCGGCCGTAAAAGGTCGATAGGCTTCGTACCGGGCGGCGGAGACTTCGGCCATTCACTCTTCGGCTCGTTTCCAAGCCCTGGTGTTGGTTCGACCTCTACGTTGCTGACATAGCCGGTTGAGCCGCTCGTCATTATCTATCTCCTGGAAGCGGGTAGCGCCGCTCTGCCAACACTCTAGCTGCATGTGCAGTTGAGCGTCCTGCTAACGCATTCGAAGCTGGATCACGTAGTGCTCTAGTTATTTCTGCTGGCGTGTAACCAAGCCTTTGCATTACAGGAGCAAGCGCTTCTGCTACATCGTAGAATGGTCTGCCACCCTCTTGTCCGCTCGCACGTATCATATCTCGCATCGTCAAGCGTTGATTGATCGCATCTGCCGGGCTGACCTGAAGGCCCTGAAGCCTGCCAATAAGCTGGTCGTTCCCTCTTGAAAACTCTCTATATTGTCCAGTCTGTTGATCCATTCTCTGCTGTAATACTTCTCTTCTACGTGTCAGCGTCGGAGAAGGAGTCATTCCTTCCGTCCCACCTGCCGTAGACGCAATGCTACGTCCAAGATCTCTCTGCTGGTTATAGAGATCCGCTAAACGCTGCCCCTCCATCCTGTACCAATCTACAGCACGTGATGCCTCTGGAAACATCAGCCGTTGCGAATAGGGTGGTATCTCTAGCGCTCTATTAGCTACACTTGCAGTCTCTCTCGGAATACTCGGCCGGCCCGCACGAGTCACTTGGTTCGCCTGCCGTTGCATCAGCAATAGCCCTTCAGCCAGCGTTGGTGCATTCTCAGCAAGCTCTCTAAGCTCATTCGGACTAAGATCTCCAGGGTTCTCTCTCGTCATACGAGTGCGCCGGCCGTAGTCAGCTAGTGCTGCATTAGTCTCGCTTCTAGCGTTATTCATCCCTCTAAGATAAATGACCTCTGGAATTGTCAGTGGGCGAATATCGGTCAGCGACGCCTGTCCGCCCGACGCCTGCGGAAAGAAAAGCTCAGCTTCCCTATAGTACGACTGCGGCTTTGAAGTTGCACGGAATTGTTCCGGCTGAAACTCCGGCAGTCTGCTCGCTGAATACTCTCCTGGCGAGTAGTTTCTCACCTGAGTCGGATCTACATTCGCTCTCGCTCTAAGCATCTGGTTCACGTCGTTCTCAGCGAACCCGCTATAACTAAGGTTCGGGTCTGACGACATAGAGGTGCCTGGCGCATGAATTTCTGCACTTCTGCCCCGCGTAAAGCCTTCATTTCTAATAGCATCCGTAGCGCCAGTCCTACGCACGCCATGCCAGAGGTTCAGCCGGTTCGGATTAACTCCGTAAGTGTTACCGAGGAAGCCTGTCAACTGCTGCCCTAACGGGTCCATAAACTCAGTATGCGTCATCCGGAACATGCTCTGCTGCTGCGGCGTAACCGCGCCGGCCTGCCTGTAAGCCTCCTGCAACCGAGCATCATTCTCCCGAAGCTGCTCCGACATATCAGGCGAGTTCAACAGCCCGCCTAACGTATGTGTTATAAGCGGAATGCCATACGGAGTGCCGGGCGGTAAAGGAGCGTTTTCCAACCAGCTCCCAGCACCCTGCCGCGCCCGCACGATGTTCGAGCCGAAATTAGTGGCTGACTCTGCCTCTCCTTCCCCCTGGCCGGGGAACATAGCAGCGTTACCCGCTAGGAGTCCTTCCGCCCAGTCTACCATTTTAACGCCTCTCAGGTACCTCTGTCTGCGCCCAAGTCTCTCCAGTCCTGTGCATACGAGCAACTCTTGCCGCGTTCGTCTGGTCTGCTACGCGCCGCGCATCATCAAGCATCGGCTGCATTATAACTCGACTGCCCTCATCAAACTGCATATTCGGATCGCCCGCATACGAGTCATAGCCGAGCTGCCGATCCTGATAAACATTCATCCTCTCATTTGTATAAGGATAACCGTAATACGGAGAGGAAAGCGGAGAAAACTGAATACCATACTGCCGTGCCAACGCTGCCATCTGATGCCAGCCCCGATGCCTAAACTCATGTGCTCCAGTCCTATCAAATGTAGCGTTTCCTATTGCACCGAGCCGCATAGACGGCGGAGGCTGTGTTTGAACTTCCCTTCGTAAATCGAGCGGCCAGTAATACGGAATGCCCTGATCAAAGCGGATCGTATCTGCAACTCCCTCTGCAATATTCTGTCGATTTTGTGGCAGCATATATGAGCCCAGGTTCGTACCCCCTGGCGAGCGATCCCAGTCTATTCGAGACGAGTTATATCCGCCCAGTGCGATCGGATCGTTTCGCATCGCCCCAACTGCATCTCCCACTAGCCCTTGCCGTTCCGTCGGCGTAGGCGGATGTACACGCTCATCGATCACTGGCGGTCCAGCAAGACTCTGTGGGTTAAATATAGTCGGCAACGTCTCATGCGACTCCTGCGTTGGCATAGCGAGCCTCGGCGGAGGTGGCGGCATCGGCATTTCCCGCGCCGGTGCTGCTGCCAACGCCGGAGGTATCTGCGGTGCAGGCACTTGTGTCGGCCCGAACCGGCTGATCAGTCCTGAAAGCCAGTCTCCTGGATATCCTACACCGCGTTGTAAAGACTGAGCCGGTGCTTCGCCACTCGGCGTATCTTCAGGCGGATACGTGAAGTTTGGAAAGCCGATCCGCTCTCTATCCTGAGGTGTTGCACCGTAAGCTGCAAGCAGCGCTGCTTGTTGCGCAGCAGCTTCTTCTTCAGTCATTAGCCGACCCGCCTCGGCCCGAACCACTCAGTCATCCGCTGGCGCGGCTGTCCGCCCTGTTGGGCCTGCCGGTATCGAGCCAACGACTGCTGCATTCGGCGCTGCCAGTCGTTCTTTCCCTGACCAGTATCCGCCATAGAGGTCTGTGAGATCATCGGCGACAGCGGCTGCGTCCCATCGCCAGGAACCATGCCCAGCGTCCCTAATGGATCAAGCGGGGCCTTCGGGCCGAAAGTCTCCGGTGGCATTGTCGGGCTTGCGCCGCCGAGGAAGCCGGGCAGCCAGTCAAACCATCCTCCTCCACTCATGGTGCTACCCTCCATCCCTCATTAAATTCGTCAGTATCTACCGGATCTTCCTGAATTTCGTCGTCAGCGCCCGCTCCAGCCCCCGCAACAGGGTCAAGCAGCGCTATCGCGCCGGCCAAACCGTCAGGATGGTCGTCGTGGACGCCTGAAGGGAAGTCTAAGAGCTGGCTCTCGAGGTCAGGGATAGGAACGTAGTGCTGAATATAACCGTTTGAGTACCGAGGCTGGAGAACGCCCTTAATGCGGGTGTATTTTGACGTTTTCGAGCCGTGAATGATCGGCAGAACGTCAAAATAATGCTTTTTCTTGAACATTTCTGCGCGAACGAGGTGAATTAGCGCTGCTTGATACTGATTTGCCTCAATTCCATGATGCGAGGCGCCATAACGCTTGCTATAATTGAAAAAGGCGTCGATTATGTCACGAGGCTTCGCCCCGCGCTGCGCCCAGGGCGCCGGAACGAAGATCCTCCCAGTCTTCATGCTCATTCCGACCGCATAGACGACCGAGCTATCAGCCCTCTTTGCTTCTGAAATGGCCGGATCGCAATAAACTGCCCAAATCAGGGAGCCATCTTCCGGCGTGGGCGGCCCGTAACGGAAAAACCGCTGCTGGAAGATCTGAGTTTCCTCTGCTCGGACCTGATTATGGTATTCGAGGTAGAAAGTGGAGAGCTCTCCAGCCCGAGTGAAGCTCCGCTTCTCGGCTTCGAGCCGCTCAACCGACATATTCTCCGGCCAGATCGGCTTTCCGGCCCGATCAAGCGCCCCAAACCGAATAACACTGAACTTCGGGTCGTTCGCCCACGTCATTAGAAGACTGGCAGGGTGAAGAACAGTACCAATAACAACCATAGCAGCCAAAGGATCGAGCGCCGGCAAGCACGGGAGCAAGTCCCCATAGCCCCAGACCCTCATTTTCTTACGCTGTTCCTCCGTCGAGACACTTTCTCTATCTTCTACGTCATCCACTTTCACTTTCTGCGGTCGTATTCCCTGAAGGTTAAGACCTCTGATCTGCGCTCCCGCGCCTCGCGCGACCATAGCACAGGAGTTCGTGGTTTCAAAGATGTCAACTGACCAGTGCTTCCCAGTCGACCGCTCTGGCTTAAGGATGCCAAAGTCGTGGAGGATGCGAGTATTCGCCTCGAGTTCTCTCTTAACATTCTCAAGCTGTGTCTCTGCGTGCGGGGCGGCGTGAGAAACATAAGCTGAAAGCTGAACCAATTGATAGCAGATATCGTAAAGGGAGTCAGCAATGCCGCATAAAGTAGTTTTTGAAAATCCTCTTGGCATAAGCACAAGGGTGTGAGTTCCGAGGTACATGCGTAAAACATAATCCTCGCCCCTCTCAAAGATCCGATAGGTTTTCCCGTCCCTCTCCATCACGAAGTTATCACAAATCCAGTCTACCTCACCGTAGACCTCGAGAAACTGAGTCTGCCTCGTCAGGATCGCTAGCAAGCCCCGGTGAACTGCTGGCATCGGCAGCGGAAACATGTGCTCGAGGTAGTATCGACAAAAAAGCACTGGATCTTCAAAGCACCGCTGCACGCGGTCCTTTACCTCCAACGAACCGAGGTGTTCTACCGGGACGTAGATCCGAGGGTCTGGACTTATTTGAGCCATTCTAAAACTGTGGTCCGGGTGTGCGGCTACATCCCGAAGTTAGTCTGCCGGATCGGCGGAGTGAACTGCCTACCGCCCAGGCCAGCCAACTGTGGAGCCAGTTTGCTAACATCGAACGTGTACTGGCTCGGTCCTACCGGCCCACCTGTCGGCATGTACGGTGCTTGCGGCGGAGAAGGCGGCATACCCGGCCGGACAACGCCTGGAGGTGCGTGCCCGGCCGGCGGAGCCCCCGGCCTCATCTGCGGGCCAGTCGGCGCGCCGGGGTTCGGCCCTGTCGGCGTAGGCAGCTGCGCTTGCGGCGCTGTTACCTGGTTCGCTATCTGCATCGAAGTATTCGGGTCACCTCCAGAGAACATCGCCGGCGCGCTCTGCGTAAGCGGAGCCTTGATCAGTCCTGTAAGAAGCTGATCAAGCGGAACTTGGCCCGGCTGTGCCGGGCCAAGACCAGGAAGACCTCCACCCATCCTTACGGACCACTCCGAACGCCAGTAGCCCGGTTCGTCGTCATTCCTGCCTGAAGCGAAGTCGCCGTCGTACCAGCTGGCGGTGGGATCGGCAGATCCGCCGGGTCTGCCGTATAGCCCATATTCTTCAGCACTTTCAGCGCCGCCAGTGCCCGAGTCTCATCCGTCGTACCAGCGAAAGCAATCGTTTCTCCCGACTTCGATGTATACCCGCCCACACGCGGCTTCGGAGGTGGTGCCTCCGGCGTAAAATACGTCGGGACGCTCGACCAATCCCTCGGTTCCTTCTCCCAGTCCCACTCCGCGACGCGCCGGCGGGCCTCCAGAATGTCTTCCGGCTGCTCCGGTTCCATGTAAGCTCCCGTTTCCGGATCGAACGCTGCGCGTTGCTGCTCCTGCTGCGGGCCGCTGCCGGAAACCGGGCTACGGTTGGGCTGCGGGCCGGCTCGGGGCGGTACTGTAGTTTCTGCCATGCTCACCTCCTATTTACGAGTTTGTACACGCGGTGCTACGCTACAAGGCCCTCCTTCTTCCGCCGGCGCAGAACGCCGAGGCCGAGCAGGCTAGCCCCGAACAGGGCAATTGAGGCCGGCTCGGGAACCTCGAATGCCGAAGCATTGCCAGAGACGGAAGCTGTAAAGCTGTTGATCGTCTGCCCAGTGTTGCAGCCAGGGTTGCTCGCCGTGCAGGCCACCAGGCTGACCGGCGGCGCCACGTTAGTAAACGAGAACCCGAGCGCGTTGGGCTCGCCAAGTGCCTGGATAACGCTCGAGGTGAACGTCACGTCAGGCGCTGCGACGACAATCTGCACTGCTCCATTCGCGGTCAGCGCGCCGTCAGAAAAACTGCCCGACAGGTAATTGACGGCGCAGCCAGCGGCCGTCGAGCAGATACTGAAAGTCCCAGCGAACTCCTGGGTGATAAACGGCCCGACAGTGTTCGCGCCGCCGATCGAGTGCGCGCTGACATCCAAAAAGGCACTGAACGGCGTAGCCGGACCGTTCGGTGCGATCTGCGTCACGGTGACAGGGATGTCCGTGCCGCCCCAGACTGTCCCAGTGGCGCTAGCCGTGCCGGTGATCGTGTTTCCGCTGCCCGACTGGCCGTAGGTGATGATAACGTCGGCTGCGGCTGGCTGAACAAGGGCCAGCGCGGCAACAGCGATAGCACCAAACAGAAGCCTCTTCATTTTCTAATCTCCTTTTACGTTCACTCGCGTACCTATCGCACGCCCTTCGGGCGGACTTACCGGCGCCTCGGCTGTGCCGACGGCGGTTGAGGCTGCGGCAGGCCCTGGTCCGGCCCTGGTGGCGGCTGCGGCAGGCCCTGATCCGGCTGCTGCCCGGTGTCAACCACCACCCAGCGGTAGCCGACACTCGGTACCCAGGCGAGAACGACCACTACGCCCGGGCCTTCCCCTGCGTTCGGCGGGAGCGGTGGCCACACCGTCCCAGGCGGCAGCGCGATCGGATGCGTCGGCGTGCCCGGGATATAGATCGGGTGCGAAGGCACGCCGGGTGCTGGAGGCGTGTAGATCGGGTGCTCCGGTGTCCCGCCTACTCCCGCGATCGGGTGCTCCGGATGCACAGGCATCGGAGGCAGAGCGATCGGGTGGCTCGGATGGCCTGCACCAGGCGGGAGACCCTGATCCGGATGGCCAGGCTGTCCGCCGGGTGCGATCGGGTGAGCCGGATGCCCCGGGCTTGGCCAGATGCCAGTGCCTGGAGGCTGAGGAAGGCCCTGGTCCGGGTATCCGGGCGCTGCACCCAGCGGGATCACAATACAGATCATTGGCTTCATTACACTCTGTCTCCTTGTTTACGCTGCCTGGAAGTGCCAGGCCACCATGCGCCTTGCTCGCTCCCAACTGCCCGGACCGACCACCCAGTAGGGCACGCCCGCCCGCCAGTTCCTCACCGCCTGCACCAAGACCCAGCGGCGCTCCGGCCACACGTCCCGGCAAACGGCCTTGTAACGTAAAAGCTGTTCCTCTGCCTGCGGGGTCACCGAGAGTTTTGCCTCCACGATCAGCCCCCAGTCCCGGCAAACGCCTACGATGTCTGGACTTGCCCGTGGCCCTACGATCGCCCCTTTGGCCGCTGCTTCCCCCCACCAGCCCGCCTCTGCGTTTCCAGAGCGATCGCGACGGCCTGCTTCTGCGGCTTCCCGGCCGCCATTTCGGTCCGGATGTTCTCCGAAACTGCTTTCTTGGAAGGTGACTTTTTGAGTGGCATGGCTACTCTCCGAGTCTTGGCTACGCAAACCTCGCTCGGGGGTAGGGCGCAAAGCGCCCTCTCCCCCCCTCGCTAACTGCTTCCCTTCTACCGGAGGCCCTTGATCGCCCGGCCGACTGGCATTCCCGGCATCCCTGGCATCGGTGGGCCGCCCGGGGGAAGGGCTCCTGGCGGCATAGGTACGTCGGGCGGCATCCCCGGCGGGCCTGGCGGTAACTGGCCCGGCCCAGGGATAGCCGGTGGACGTGAGCCCTGGCCTCTCGGCCTCGACTTCGGTGGTCTCTTCGGTGCTGGCATCTTTGCCTCCGCATTGCGGCCCGCCTACGGCGGGGCTGGTAAAGCTAAGGTTCTGGAACCACGGGTTGCGAAGCAGCATCATCTCGGGCCATAGCGTCGGCTGTATTCGACATAGATACTCCCACACCTTCCTCTCGTGCCGGAGACCCCGCTGCTGAGAAGGAGTCATCCTGCCGATCACTGGCTTTGGAGGAGCCATCCGGTCCGGTATGCGGAGCCAGCACGACCGTTCGCGCGGCCCGCTCCATTCGCATTGCTCGAATGTCTGCTGGGCTGATAGCGGTGTTGACACTGGCATGGAAAGTCCTCTGCACAGGAGCATGGCCGGCCCGGTCTACGAGGCCGAGAGCTGTCTTTGTCAGCCAGTCTGCCGGCATCGCTACGCCCGGCGTCCCTTCGAGCTTCTCTGTGAGCTTGTCAAGGGCGATCGCTCCGGCGACTTTGAGACGTACTCCAATGTCAATCGCGGCGTGGTCTCGAGCGGTGGTATATCCATGCAGCAGATCTTGAAACTGCGGTGTGGCGATGAGCCGGGCGATAGTCGGGACTGTGATATCGAGGATGCGGCTGATCTCCGCAGGGCGCGTACCTGCAGCAAGCAGTCGAGCAATTTCATGATGCTGGTATCGAAGGGCTCTGATAGCT